TCTGTTATATTCATTAACTCATCTCCTCAAATCGTTTTTGTACTTCTGCGATAACAAAAGGTTCTAAAGCATTAGGAAATTCTTCTTTAACTTCTTCGTAAAGTCTTTCAAGAATTTCATCATTTATTAGGTGGGACATAATTAATAAATTTTTTTAAATTTAAAATCATGAGTATATAAATATGCAGTAGCTAAAGTTACGTCAAATTTAGATACTATCTCTTTTAAAACACTTGATTTTGAATGTCCTCGTAAGACTTGTATTTCTATGTGTTTTTTGATAATTTCTTTTTTATTCATAAGTAACCGCACCCTTCTTCTCCTTCCAATTCGTATAACCATGAGATTGAAAGATATTTCCCATTGTCATAAGAATCATCATCTTTACATTCGTATTTGGAACGTAAAGCATGGACTATTGGTTCAGGTGGGCTCCATGCAGTATCGAAAGTAATTTCAAGAAAGTCTCCATCATCTTGGGTTATTTCAAGATCACACGCAGGCCACTTAGTTCCCCAGTGTGTAGTTCTCCAGTCATACCAGCGATCATCTTGCCTACCAGTAGATGCGAACTTAGGACAATCCCATTCTTTTTTATTTGGATCGGGTTGTACAGGTAATTCTCCAATCTGACCTTTTGGTTCGGAAAAAGAATAAGACTTTGCATACTCTTTAGTTAAAGGAGTTACAGTCCAATCAGGTTCAGGGATTAAAACATGAAAAGGATTTTTTCCTTCAAAGAGTTTTTTAATCTCTTGTATTTTTTCAGAGTCATCACCTCTGACTCTTATTCTGTTGTATGTCCAGTTAGGCATAAGTTTTTTTTAGGATAAGTGACTTAATATTTATATTAGTGTATATATGATGTTATTGTCAATCAAAGTATGATATATTAATAGTGTTACAATAAGTCTATTATGAGTCTAATTAAGAATCATGTTCTCTCAATCCAAAAATTAAACTACGATCCTTACAACCTTGATGCTTTGTCCTCTGAAGATTGGGACGATTTAACAACCAAGGCTTTAAAAATTCCTGATAAACAGCTTTATGAGTTCTTAATCTTAAAAAGATGTCAATTAAAAATTGAAAAGAACAAAAGGGCTATTTAAAGCCCTTTTTCTTTGTCTTATAATATCTTTTAACCAACTCAAACGAATGAAGCATTTCATTTTGCATCACTGCTAGTTTAGTTTCAAGATTATATTGCTCTTCGATAATATCCTCATATCTTTTCAAGAAGTCAGCCTTTAATATTGATATATCACAAAGTTTTCTTTGGATCGTTCCTAATTCTTCAAACAAGTCCTCATCATTCGATATGACTCTATTTGATAAATTAGACATTTGATTCAAATCTTCACCCGCTTTAATTATTTCAGGGTCGGTTATTTTTTTGTTAGTCATTTGAAATCTTCTCTATCTCAAGTAATAATTGTTGATCTTTAGCGTAGGCTTTATATTCTTTTAATTCTTGATCGTTTAAGATCTGATCTTCAAAAGTTGTCCACGCTGATAATGTTTTTACTAAATACATAATTTTGATAAATAAAAGAAAAGGTGAGCTTATTGCTCACCAATTACAAGATCAGCAGCTTTACTAGCGTTAGCTAATGACTTAAATAAGATCTTTGGATCTTTTCTAAGCATTGGACACCAACTTTCTAAATAAGCTGCGTGGTTCATAGTATCTAAATTAGAAATCTGAAGGCGGTTACATACGATATATGCACCCAACTCAGCAACCAATTCTTCATTTGCATAAGAAAGATTGTTTCTATTTAATCTTGATTTATGCTTTGTACTATGAATACATTCGTGGGCGTATGTACATAAATAAGATTCGTCATTTTTGAAGTTATAGCGTTTTGGAACGACTATTTCATCACTTGATTCACGATAGTATGCACGATCTCCACCTTTGATAGTGGTAACTTCTTTTTCCCATTGGAATAAACGATCATGAGCTTCTTTAACTCTCACATCTAAATCTCTAGGCTTTGAAGTTAGAACCGCATCATCAATTAGCTTTTCTAATTTTTTTGATGCTTCGTCATCTAATCCACGAATGTCCTGAACATTGAATACTGGAACGCATTTATAACTCATATATTGAGCTTTCTTTGCATCTCCATTCTCATCAAGTTCTTTAGTTTCAAATTCTCTCAAAAGTGGTTGTAAAATTCGAGCAGACTTTGAACCCTTCTTTGGTAAACAATTTATGGAACGGGCTTGGCCTGCCCCTATAAATAGAGGTAGATGCCATCCTCTAATAGAACTCTGTAAACATAATAGAGCAGGGTTTGAACCCTGATATTCATGCCCAGTTAAGACGTTTCTAAAACCGCCTTTAACTGACCATTCTTTACGCCATAAATTTTTACCTTTTCCTGATTCAATCGCTTCGATTAATTCATTCACGATTAGCTCTTCAGGTTTAATTTGAGCTTTTTTTGCTTTCATTACTGGCATGATTTCCTTAGGATAAGTGAATAAAAAAGGAGCTTAAAGCTCCTCTATTTTTACGAGCGTGTATTCTTCTTGCTCGATATCTTCTCGTTCTTTTTCTGATATTGAAAATGGAGAATGTTCGACTCTGAATTGAACACGCCTTTCAACTTCTTCAGTTATGTAGTCCTGAAGCTCGTCCCAAAGATCAAAAATTTTGATCTCTGGGTTTGAGTCTGTGTAATAGCAGTAATGAATAAGTTTATACTTTTTCATGATCCGCCCATTAGCTTTGTAAAGAATGATTGGTCAACATATTCTGCAATTCTTCCATTTAAGTATTGAGTAATATGTTTTGATGTGGTACGGCTAAAGTTTTCATTAGTTCGTACCAAGTGACCGTCCGAAAGTTTTGCTGCAACTGGAGTATCATAAGAATAAAATACCTCACGGTCAGCAATAAAAAGGAGCAAAGTGTTTGCTCCTAATCTTTTGATTGTAGTCATTAGAAAAATACTCCAAGTAATCTTTGAAATAGATTTCTTTTGATAACTTTGAAATCAGCAGGAATAACAATATTCTGATGTTGATTTCTTGCAGGCTTCAAAACTGTAAACTTTGGAAGTTCTACGTTTTTAACTACCTCGACTCTATGAAAGTAAGGCTGCCTTTTGTTAAGCATTTGACAAACTGCCAATGCTTGCTTTTGTGTTCTGCGCTCTGCAACTAAGTTCCAATTAGGAGTCATTGTTGCGTAGTCAATACCGTTGTATTGAGTAACCTGATAAGCATAAGTCATAATTTTAAAAAGTAACTTTTGGATAAGTGAACAATAGATAAAAAGTAAATACCTTTTATCTGTTTAGCTGACGCAGTGCCTTGGAGTGATGTTTGGAAGAAGTGAAGAAGAACCGCCTGAGCTAAGTCCTGCTCGAATCCCTTATGTCCTCTGAGTACCTCAGCTAAAGAGATAAAAGGAAAAATGTTTGAAGCTACCGCCTAGCCCCTAGCCTCTAGCCCATTTCATAACACGCTGCTAGATCAGCGCAGCCAACAGCGTCCGATTTCGCGGCTGTTGTTTTACCTCACTTGTCGGCTGAGGGCAGCACCTTCTATGAGCGACGGGGCGCGCTATCTGACTCCTGATGTTTTAGGCGGGGTTTTTCCTCCTGTAACTTATATATTAATTATAGCAGAGTGACATCAGGACTGCAACAAAGATGATACATGTAGTGACGTTATAAGTGACATATTAAATGATTAATTATGACATCAGCATAGCACATATGCTAGGGGGTAGTGTAGCAAATGTTACGTGCTATATACCATGTCGAGGAACTTAAATATATTCTCGTAATCTTCGTTACTAATACAGAGTTACTACTGCTTTTGTTCTACTTTAATAGATAGTTCAGGTGCTTGAATATTGACTGTCTCTACAGACTCTCCAATAACCTTGCCTAATGAATCAAGTATTTGCGCTGCTGTTTGTAATTGTCCTTTAGATATTGCCTTATTAAATAGTCTAACTCTCATAGCTTGAAGTCTAGGAAGCATATTTTCTCTATCTTTTTCCCAGTCTTCGTTATTCCAAACCTTGACCCTGCCCCAATCGCTCCAAGCGGAAGTTTCTGAAATACCTTCTATCTTTGCATGTTCGAGAACAAGTTGCCTTGTTGTCTTTCCATCTAACTGACGAGAATACAATCTTTGACTTCTAGCCTGGATATGCTCCTGAGAATTAGTAGCAAATTTAGAACGTCTTTTTTTCTTAACCTGTACTTCTTGTTTAAAATCTTCTGGAACGAAACCAGATAAGCATGATTCAGCCACGGACTCAATCAGAATAAAGTGATTAATTGAATGATAACCTAGAAAAGTCAATTTAGGCTATAAATAAGGGGTATTAGTTGAAAAATTTGTTATTTTTTAGTATATGGCTGTAAAAACCGCACCAGAAATAAGTTTAAGATATGCCCAGGGCGAAGTTTTTAACAGTAACAAAAGATTTCGAGTACTTGTAGCTGGCCGAAGGTTTGGAAAATCCTACCTTTCCTGTATAGAACTACTTCGTGGAGCGATAAATCGACCAGGTGAGACATATTTTTATTGTGCACCGACATATCGCATGGCAAAAGATATCGCATGGAAGGAATTGAAGAGATTAGTACCTAAAATCTGGGTGCAATCTAAAAATGAGACAGATTTGAGAATCGAATTAATAAATGGATCAACGATTGAATTGAAGGGAACAGAAAATGCGATGGCTTTAAGAGGTAGAAGTTTATCGGGTGTTGTTTTAGACGAAGCTGCATTTATGGATCAAGATGTATGGGCAGAAGTCATAAGACCTGCCTTGGCCGATAAACAAGGGTGGGCATTGTTTATTAGCACACCAGATGGAACTGCGAGTTGGTTTTATGATATGTGGTGTTTTTGTGGGGAAACTGATAGAGATGATTGGCAAAGATGGAGTTTCACCACGATCCAGGGGGGTAATGTTGCGGAAGAAGAAGTTGAAGCAGCTAGGAGTCAATTAGATGCGAGGACATTTAGACAAGAATTTGAAGCTAGCTTTGAGAATTTAACAGGATTAGTAGCTGTAAGTTTTGATGATGAAAATATTTCGACTGAATCTGTTGATTTACATTTAATGCCCTTGTTAATTGGACTGGATTTCAACGTAGATCCGATGGCAGGAATCTGTGCTGTAAAGCACAATGACTGTCTTTATGTCTTTGATGAGATCATGTTGACAGGTGGAGCAACAACTTGGGATTTTGCGGAAGAAGTTGTAAGAAGATATGGTGTGGATCGTAGAGTAATTGCATGTCCTGACCCAACGGGTAGTGCGAGAAAAACTAGTGGTGTAGGTGTAACTGATCATACGATCTTAAGAAGGAATGGATTTACAGTTATGAGTCCAAAATCACCCTGGAAGATTAGAGATAAGATTACTGCTGTGAACACAGCTTTGTATGATGCGAATGGTGAGAGGAGAACATTTATCCACCCACGATGTAAAGAATTAATAAAAGCACTTAGGACGTTAACTTATGCCCCAAATACAGGTATGCCTAATAAGAATTTAGGTGTGGATCATGCATTTGATGCTTTTGGATACCTTTGTTTGCAGCAGTTTAATTTAGCGAAGCCAGAGACACTAGGCCAAACTTCGTTTAGAATATATTAAGATACCCTTTTTGCTTATGGCCTACGGAATG